ACGACGGCGATCACGCTCCAGGGCGCGGCGGTGGCGGCCGCGCAGGCGAGTGGCGAGATCAACATTGGGCCGGTGATTCCGGTGCTGGCGGAGGTCGGCGTGAGGGTGTCCCACGTCGTCCAGCGCGCGGTGCGGACGAGCTCGACGACTGCAGTGCGGCGCGGCTCGGTGCACGCGATCCGGAGGGGGTAGAGATGGGCCTGCGAGTCACCACCGAGCCGACGGTCGAGCCGGTCACGCTCACCGAGGCGAAGCTGCAATGCCGGGTGGACGTCGCCGATGACGACACGCTCATCACGCGCCTGATCAGCGCCGCGCGCTCGCGCGCCGAGCAGATCACGCAGCGCTCGATCGCCGAGCAGTCGCTCACGCTGTACCTGGACGAGTTCCCGACGGACGCGATCGAGTTGCTCAAGGGGCCGGTGAACACGATCACGTCGGTGAAGTACTACAACGACGCTGGCGTGCTGACCACGATCACGTCGACGAACTACGCGCTCGACGCGACGCAGGCGACCTCCTGGGTGCTGCCGGCCTACGGTTACTCGTGGCCGCCCACGCAGGATGTCGGCAACGCGGTGCGCGTCGAGTATACCGCCGGATGGGCGCCGGCGAGCGTGCCCGCCGACATCAAGGCGTGGATCCTGGCCGCGGTCGCGGCGATGTACGGCCAGCGCGAGGCGATCGCGCAGTCTGACCGGGTGCCGTCGTCGGTGCGGTTCATCGACGGCCTGCTCGATCGCTGGACCGTGGCGGCGCTCTGATGCTCCCCGCCGGCCGCCTGAAGGACCGCGTGACGATCCAGTCGCGCAGCGTCACGCGCGACGCGTACGGCGCGGAAGTCATCACCTGGGCGACGCTGGCGACCGTCTGGGCGTCCGTGGAGTCGATCTCCGGGCGCGAATATCTGGCGACGACCGGGGGCGCAGATCAGCTGCGCGCCACCCGCACGACCCGCGTCGTGATCCGCTACCGCGACGACGTCGGGCCCACGATGCGCGTAGTGCACGAGACGCGCACATTGGAGATCGACGCCGTGCTCGCGCGCGGCAACGACGAGTGGCTCGACCTGATGTGCTCCGACTGCAACGAGGCGACGGCATGAGCGAGCTCTCGATTCTGGGGCTGAAGGAACTGGACGCCGCGCTGCAGGAACTGCCGGCGAAGCTGGAGAAGAACATCCTGCGTGGCGCGATGCGCGCCGGCGCGAAGGTCATGCTCGACGCCGCGCGCCAGCAGGTGCCGGTGCGCACTGGGGCGCTGCGCGACTCGCTGACCGTCAGGAGCGGATACCAGCGCGGTCGCGTCACCGGCACCGTGCGCGCCGGAAACTCGAAGGTGTACTACGCGCACATGGTCGAATTCGGCACGGCGAAGCACTTCATCAAGCCGAAGACGGCGCGCTCGCTCTTCATCGCCGGGCTGTTCCGGGACGGCGTCGACCATCCCGGCGCGCGTGGTCGTCCATTCATGCGTCCGGCGTTCGACGCGTCGGCGCCCGCGGCGATCGAGGCGATGGCCGAGTACCTGCGCGAGCGCATCCCGAAAGAGTTCGCGAAGGCGGGCCTCTGATGCGCGCGGAGAAGGTCGCGTACACGCTGATGACGGCGGCCAGCGCACTCACCGCGCTCGTGTCGACGCGCATCTACCCGTCCGAGCTGCCGCAGGGCGTCGCGCTGCCGGCGGTGGTGTACCGCACGATCAGCGGCGTCGAGCCCGGGCAGATCGACGCGGCGGCCACCTCGCGCGTCGTGCAGACCCGCATCCAGGTCACGGCGCTCGCGTCGTCCTACGGCGCCTGCAAGGACGTCCTCGAGGCGTGCCGCGCAGCGCTTCTGTACCAGCACGGCACCGTCGCGTCGGTGCCGGTGATCTCGATCATCCGCGACCTGGTCGGGCCTGACGACTTCGATGCCGAGCTCGAGACGTTCGCGCAGTCCATCGACGTGATCATCACGCACCTCGAACAGTAGAGCTCCATCCTCTCAATCCCAGCCCGCCTGAGCGCGGGCGTTTTCGTTCCTGGAGTCCGACATGACCATCGCATCCGGAGTCGCCAAGCAGCTCGCCTACAAGGCGGAATCCACCTGGGGCACGGTGCCGTCCGCCGCGAGCGCGCAGGCGCTGCGTCGCGTGACGTCGAACCTGTCGCTGAAGAAGGCGACGTACCAGTCCAACGAGATCGCGTCGAATTACATGGTCTCTGACTTCCGGCACGGCGTGCGATCGATCGAAGGGTCGATCAACGGCGAACTCTCGCCCGGAACGTACAAGGACTTCATGGGCGCGGCGCTGCGCAAGGCGTGGGCGAGCGTGACCGCGATCAGCGGACTGTCGCTGACGATGGCGGCCAGCGGCTCGAACTACACGATCACGCGTGGCTCCGGGTCGTTCCTGTCGGACGGGCTGAAGGTCGGCGACGTCGCGCGGATCACGGCCGGGTCGGTGAATGCCAACTCGCTGAACAAGAACTTCCTCGTGCTCGCGCTCACCGCGACCGTGGCGACGGTGTACGTGCTCAACGGACTGACGCTCACCGCCGAGGGTCCGATCGCGACGTGCACGATCACCGTGACCGGGAAGAAGGTCTACGTGCCGACGACCGGGCACCTCGATCAGTCGTTCTCCGTCGAGCACTGGTTCAGCGACGTGGCCCTTTCCGAGGTGTACAGCGGCTGCAAGGTCAACACCCTGCAGATCCAACTTCCGCCGACCGGGATCTCGACGATCGACGTCGGGTTCATGGGCAAGGACATCACGACGGCGGCGTCGCAGTACTTCACCTCGCCGACCGCCGCGCCGACGTCGGGCGTGGTGGCGGCGGTCAACGGCGCGGTGATGGTCAACGGCACGAAGGTCGCGAACATCACCGGCCTGAGCCTGCAGATCGACGGCGGGATGACCGCGGCCCCGGTGGTCGGGTCGAACACGTATCCGGGCGTCTTCCCTGGTCGCGTTCAGGTGTCGGGCCAGTTCACGGCGTTCTTCGAGGACGCGACGTTCCGCGACCTGTTCATCAACGAAACCGAGGTTGCGATCGCGGCGGCTTTCACCACGGCGAGCAGCGCGGCGTCGGACTTCATCGCGTTCTCGCTGCCGCGCATCAAGGCGGGCGGCGCGTCGAAAGACGACGGCGAGAAGGGCATCGTGCAGACGATCCCGTTCGTCGCGCTCTACAACTCGGCGGGCGGCTCCGGAACGGCGTCGGAGCAGTCCGTGATCGTCATCCAGGACTCGCTCGCCTGAGCGTCCTGCCACCCTCCACGGCCCGGCCGGTGTCGCCTCCTCGCAGGGGCGCGCCGGCCGGTGTCCGTGGGTCCATTCTCCTGCGAGGCCTCATGTACAAGATCGGATCCATCGTCGACGTCGAGTCGGCCGAGTACGAACTGAAGCACCCCGTCACCGGCGCGCCGCTGGGCGTCGTCTTCACGCTCGCCGGGCCGGGACACGAGCGGCGGGTCGCACTGCAGGCGGCGCGCACCGAGCGCGCGCAGGAGGTGTTCCGCCGCACCGGACAGATCGAGATGCACTCCGTGCTGGAGCAGGCGGCGCAGCGCATCGAGACCGTCACCGCGGCCGTGCTCGGGTGGCGCGGCGTCGATCGCGACTACTCGTACGACAGCGCGCGCGAGTGGTTCAACGATCCGCGCGAGGTGTGGGTCGTCCGGCAACTGGCCGACGCGGTGGCGGACCAGGCCCGTTTTATCAAGGACTCCGCGAGCGGCTGATCGCGTTCGCGGAGTCGCAGTTCAGGCTCGGCCGCCGACACGAGGACGGAAAGACCGAGCGCGAGCACCTCGTGGCCGCGCAACGCCAGATGCGCCGCGCGATCCCCGAGCTGCACCCTGATCCATTGCCGCCGAGTCTGGCGGCGCTGTGGGGTTCGTTCCTGGAGCTGAACGGCACGCGCGTGGCGTCCGGCTCCGGGGCCGGGCCGGTCACCTTCGGCGAGATCGCCGAATGGCAGAGGCTGCGCGGCGCCTCATTGACGCCGTGGGAAGTCGAGACGATCCGCGCGGTCGACTCGGCAGTGCTGGCGGTGGTGTCGGAGCAGAAGGCGAGGGCATAGGTGGCGACGATAGTCGGACAACTCACGATCGAGATGGCGGCCAATGTCGCGCGGCTTCGCACCGACATGGAGGAGGCCAAGCGCGTCGTCGGTGGTGCGATGGAGGGTGTGCAGGGCGCCGTCGACATCGCCAAGAATGCGCTGATCGGTATGGCTGGTGCCTTCACAGCCGATGCGATCATCTCCCAGGTCACGTCGCTGATCGGCGGTCTTGCCGAGCTCGACGACGCCGCCGAATCCGCTGGGTCTTCCGTCGAGACGATGTCGGCGCTGCTCGGCGTCGGCGTGCAGTCCGGCAAGAATCTGAACGAGGTCGTCGGGATCGTCACCGCGCTGAACCGCGCGATGGTGAGCGCCGAGGCGGACACGTCGAAGGCTGCGATCGCGTTCAAGGCGCTCGGGCTGAATCTGACCGGGTTCAGCGATTCCGGGCTCGCGCTGCAGGCGTTCGCGCAGAAGCTCGGCGAGTTCGAGGACGGCGCCAACAAGTCGCAGATCGCGATCATGGCGCTCGGGCGGTCCGGTGCTGCTGCAGTTCCGTTCCTGAAGGACCTTGCCGACGCCGGCGCCATCACCGGGAAGATCACGGGCGAGCAGGCGGCCGAGGCCGAGAAGCTCGAGAAGGCGTTCGCCGCGCTGCGCTACGAGGCGACCGTATCGAAGCAGCAGCTGCTGTCGGAGTACATCCCAGCGTGGGCCGCGACAGCGAAGGAATTCCGCGAGGCGCGCGACGCGGGGTTCGGTTTGCTCGACGCCCTGACGCTCGTGTCCGGGCAGAACAAGCGCGACCAGATCGAGGCGCAGTCCAAGGTCGTTGCAGACCTGCGAGACAAGCTCAACGAGGGCGCCGGTGCGCTGCGCCGCTTCTTCGACCCCGGCGTCGAAGAGCGCATGCAGGCGCAGCTCAACCTCGAAGAGCGGCGCCTGAACAAGCTGGTCGAGCAGGCGAACGCCGAGGAACAACGGCGCTCCGCGGTGAAGAAGTCGGATGACCAGCTCAAGGAGCTGCTCGAGAAGATCCGCCAGGAGGAAGAGCAGCAGCGCAAGGCCACCGAGGCGCGCAAGGCGGCCGAGGAAGCCGCCCGCAAGCTGAACGACGCGTACTTCCAGGTGCTCGGCGTCCAGAAGGACTACACCGAGAAGGTGCGCGAGTACGAAACGCTCCTGAAGACCGGGAAGATCACCCAGGACGAGTACACCGCCGCGATCAAGCGCCTGGGCGAGTCGCAGCCGGTGGTCAAGCAGTACACCGAGGACCAGGCCAAGGCATCGAAGGCGCTCGAGGAGGCCCAGAAGAAGGAACACGACACGCTCAAGGAGCTGGCGAAGCTCTACGAGGAGGCCCAGAAGCCGATCAAGGACCTGAACACCGAGGCCGACAACGCGCTGAAGAAGGCACAGGACGAGTACGCGCAGATCGGACTGACGAAGACCGAGCTGGGAGACCTGACCGCGAAGCGTTGGGACGAGAAGGCCGCGCTTGTCCAGCAGCAGATCGAAGAGGCGAACACCACAGGCGCGCTCTGGACCGAGTACAAGGCGCTGGTCGACATCAAGACCAAGTACGAGGAGACCGCACGTCTCATCCGGGAAGGCTCGCGACTGACCGCGATCCAAGACGAGGCGAAGAAGGCCGCCGACGCCTACAAGGAGACCTCATCGACCATCGAGAAGTCCCTCACCGACGCCCTGCTGCGCGGCTTCGAGGGCGGCAAGGGGTTCGCGCAGAACCTCGTGCAGTCGATGAAGAACCTGTTCAACACGCTGATCCTGCGGCCGGTGATCCAGGCCGTGGTGCAGCCGGTGGCCGGCGCCATCACGGGCATGCTCGGGCTTACGGGCACGGCGAACGCGGCCACGGGCGGGCTGAACCTGCTGTCGGGTGCGTCGAACCTATTATCGCCGCAGGGCATGCTCGGGGGTGCATGGAACAACCTGGCCACGTCAGGCGTAGGGCAGGCGATCGGGCTTTCGATGACGGGTGGTGCTACCGCGGCGAATACTGCTGCGGCCTTCGGCGGTACCGATGCATTCATCATGGGGGCCGAGGGCGCGCTCTCGTCCTCGGGAGTGCTCGCGGCGCTGCCGTGGGTTGGCGGGGGCCTCGCGCTCGCGGCTGCGCTCGGCGCGTTTGGAGGTGGAGAGAGTCGCAGCGGCTCCACATTCGGCTTTTCGCGTGCCGGCGCGTCATACGACTCTGCGGGTGGGGTGCTGGGGTCGATATGGTCGGATGATGTGCGCGGCGCGATTGGCGCAGGACAAACGATGTTTCTCGGTGGCCCGAGCGGCGGTGCGCTGGGAGGAGAGCAAACGCAGGCCGCGGTCGCAGCAACGGTTTCCGGGATCAACGACCTGTTCGATAAGCTCGGCAGTTCCGCCCGCGTCGACGAGTTTTGGGGGAAGCTCGAATCGTCCTCCGAGGGAAAGGGCGGGGTATTCAGCGGGGGGCGCCTGACGACAGGCGGGGCCTTCGGAGAGTCTACGTGGGAGAGTGCGACCTCGCGTTCTCTCGGCGCGGGCGATGCGATTGCAGCGTTCGGCCTCGACCTGCAACAGTCAGCCATTGGAGCGCTGCAGGCGGCGTCCGACCTGCCAGACGCTGCGCGAGCACTCCTGGCCGGGGTAGATGCTGAGTCGCTCACGCTATCGGCCGCGAACGCATTGCTCTCCAGGATCGCCGAGATAGCGCAGCCCGCGTCGGAGATGGCGCAGGCACTTGACGCGGCGCTGAACGACCCGGGAACGCAGGCCGCGGTGTCCACCGAGGTCGCGCGGCTCATCATCGTTCAAGAGGATGCATTGAAGGTGGCGGAGGAATCGCGCGACACGCTCAAGGCGCAGGTCACGCAACTCGCCGCGGTCGCGCAGGCGCTCACCGACAGGCTCGACAAGATCGCTGCATCTACGCGCGAAACCGTCGACTCCTTGCGACTTCAGGCCGCGGCTCCAGTCGCGCAGATTGCGACATGATGCGTGCGGCCGGATTGCAGCTGGCGATCGAGGCTGTGGCTGCCATCGACGCCGGTGGAACGACGACGACTCTGTACTGGACGGAGTGCGGAGGTCGTGGGTTCGCTACGCAGCCGACAGACACGCCCGCAGACACTCACTTCGCTCCGCGCATCGTCGACGGCGGGTCGTTCAAGCGCGAAATGTCGTCAGGCGATGAAATTGGCGGTCCCGTGCGTGCGGGCTACGGCGAGATTCTGCTGGAAAACTCCGACGGAGCACTGGACGCCCTGCGGACGTATTCGTTTTGGGGCCGCGAATTGACGATTCGCATCGGGCGCCCCGGAGACGCTTATCCGCTCGAATGGTCGACGGTCGTCGTCGCACAAGGTGCAGACGTCTCTGTTGGGCTGCGTTATGTGCGCCTACGGTGCCGCGACAGGATAGATGACTTCGACGTCCCATTGTGCTCGGGTGTGTTCGCTGGGACTGGCGGACTGGAGGGGCCAACTGAGTTCGCAGGTCGACGCATTCCGAGAGCGTACTACGAACCTCGCGGAGTTCCGCTCTTGCTCGTGGACGCCGCGAAATACATCTACCTGGCGGCCGAGAATCCTGCGTCGTCGGTGTTCAACGTGTACGACGGTGGCGCCGCGGTCACGATGGGCGCGACGTACGCGAACACGGCCACGCTGGAGTCGACGGCTCCGGCAGCAGGACAGGCTCGCGTCTACCTTGGCGGGCCGACATATGTGCGATTCGGGACGGCGCCATCCTATGACGTGTCGATACATGCAGCATTCCTGACGCTCGCGGGAAATAATCCGGCCCTCTCGGCTGTTCTGACCGATGAGCTTGGCATCACGACATCGGCCGGGAGCGGCATCCCGCTCGTCGGATACTGGGACAACGACGACTCGTATCTGGCTGCGATGGCGCGCGCCTGCACGTTATCGCCGTCCTGGTTCGGGTTCGATCGCCTGGGAGACTTTGCGGCTGGAGATATTGCAGACCCGTCCGGCGGTACTGCGACGTTCGACTTCACACGACACAATATCGTGTACATCGATCGCGTCGCGCCGACATGGTGCCCTGTGCCGGTGTGGTCCGTCATGCTGGACGCCGACCCGAACTACTCCTACGGGTCGAATCTCTCGCCGAGCGCGATCGCGCTATACCGTCGCAGGTACTACACGACGCACACAGAGTCGGACGCTGCAATCAAGGACAAGCACCGGAACGCTCGCGCAGTGTCATGGCCTATCCCGGTGACAGCAGCAACGGTCGCTGCGCTGTGGTTCGACTTGATGTCGGCCGACCGAGATCAATTGCAGATCGAAGCCGTGATTGACCATGACACGATGGGCGTCGATATCGCGGACTGCGTGCGCGTAACGTACCCGAGGATCGGAATGGACTCAGGTAAAAAGTTCGTCGTCGTCGGAGTGGAACTCGTCGTGGGAGCCGTAAAGAAAATGCGGTTCACGCTGTGGGGGTGACGTGGGAAACTGCTTGATCTCGTTTCCGAATCGGATCGACGCGGCAACTCTGACGGGCGGGTCGTGGTCTGCGTCGTTGCCGCGCGCCAATCTCGCTGACCGCCAACTCTCGCTCGTCGCGCGCTCGTCGACCGCCGCGGCGGCCGACACGAAGGTGCTCGCGGATCTCGGGTCGACGTACTCGCTGCGCGGGTTCGCGCTCGTCAATCACAACCTCACGCAGGCCGCCCAGTGGCGCATCCTGCTCGGTTCGACATCGGGCGCGTCGGACGTCTACTCGTCCGGCTGGGTTGACGTCTACCAGATGGCGTTTGACCCTAACCTGATCCCGTGGGGCGGCGCTGGACTGTGGCGCGGCATCGACGGGGATGAGTACGTCGGCACCGACCGCGCCGCAATCCACGTAGCCGATGGTTGGTATGACGCACGGTATCTGACAATCGAGATTTCAGACACCGCGAACCCAGATGGGTACGTGCAGGTCGGGCGATTGTTCGCCGGTGGAGGAGTGGAGCCTGCGAGGAACATGAGTCACGCCGGATTCTCCGAAGGCTACGAAGATCGATCTGCCGTGAGCGAGAACGTGACAGGCGAGGAATTCTTCGATGAGCGCACCCCCTACCGTGTCACGCGCCTGAGACTGGAGTGGTCGACGCATCTGGAGTTTCAGAGGTGGTACGAGATGCAGCGTCAGCTCGGCGTCACGGGAGAGGTGCTGTGGATACCTGACGTCGACGACGCCGGAGAGCAGCAGGCGCGAGGATTTCTCGCTCGTATGCGCCAACTGTCGCCGATCGAGTATCCGTATCCCGCGACGCGCTCGATCGCGTTCGAACTGAAGGAGCGTCTGCCGTGACTTGGTCAGTGACGATCAATGGTCATACGTACACCGACACGATGATGGCGGGGTTCGGGTATCTCACGCACTGGCCGGCGATGCTGTCGGACATCGCCGTGGTCGGCTCTGGCGCTGCTGATTCTGAGGCAGCCGCGGCGGCGAGCGCGGCGTCTGCGGCGACCTACGCTGCAGCACTGGCCGGCACGAGCTCGACGAGCACCACCGTCGGCACTGGGTCAAAGTCGTTCACGGCGTCGACCGCGAAGCAGTGGGTCGCAGGTCAATACCTGTACATCACGCGCACGTCTGCGCCGACCACATACATGGCGGGACAGGTGACGTCGTACGATTCCGGAACCGGCGCGCTCGTCATGGACGTGCAGGCCAGCAACGGCAGCGGGACGTATACCGACTGGACTATCTCGATTGGCGGAGCGCGCGGTGCGACCGGGTCAATCAACGATGTCACCGACGCTGCGAAGACGACCACGTATTCAGTCGTGAGCGGCGACAAGGGGTCGATGCTGCGCCTGTCGGGGACGTGGACGCTCACGTTCGCATCAGCGGCCACGCTTGGGGCTGGGTGGTGGGCGCGGTGGGTCAATGAAGGGAGCGGGATCGTCACGCTGTCGGCGACGATTGACGGGGTGGCAAATTGGCAGATCCTCCCCGGCGAGGCGCGCTTCGTTTGGTCTGATGGATCATCGCTGCGATCTGTCGTGCTTCGGCCGTTCCAGTTCTCCGGCACCACCACGATGCAGATGCCGCCCGGATACACGCAGCTCGGTTACGACCTCATGGGCGGTGGCGGCGGCGGATGCTGCGGAGCGAAGGCGGCATCAGGGTCGGCGTCTGGCGGGAGCGGTGGTGGTGGAGGGGCTCGAGCGCTCGGTGTATGCCCACCTCCGTCCGCCGGCACATCTATTACCGTCACAGCCGGGGCCGGCGGACCTGGAGCATCCGGGCTATCAGGCGCAGGGTCGGCAGCAGCCGGTACAGCCGGCGGCGCGTCGTCGATCGCGTGGGGCAGCGTGACCTACGTCTATGCAGGTGGAGGGTCATCGAGCCAGGCCGCGCCGAACGGTGCCTCGCTCGCGTCAGACTGGACTGCTGCGGCGACGTCGGTCCATGGGGGCGTCGGTGGCACTGCCGGTGAGTCGTCGGAATACGGAGGTGCCGGGGGCGGTCTCGGCGATGGCGGCTCAGGAAATTCGGGCGGGTCGTCGACGAGCGCCGGGGCCGCCGGGGGCGCTGGCGGTGGCGCCAACTCTCCGACGCATTCGGCCGGAGGTGCTGGAGGGCGTCGGTACTACCGCGCGCAGGGTGGCGGAGGTGCGGCCGGCACGAGCCCAGGAGGAGCGGGCGGTACAGCGGCGCTGTCGGCCGGAGGTGGCGGAGGATCGCAGACCTCGGGCACCGCTGGCGCCGGAGGCGCTGGTGCGACGGGGTGCGGTGGCGGCGGCGGTGGTGCCATGTCCGGCGCAGGAAACTCCGGCGCCGGCGGCAACGGTGGCGACGGGTACGCTTACGTGTGGGGGATCGTGTGATGGCGCGGATCGCTCTCGTGTTGGCCGGGGTCGTGGATACCGTCGTGATCGCGCCGGACGGCTGGACGTCACCGAATCACGATGAGAGTGTCACTCTACCGAGTGGGTCGCGCGTCGGCCCTGGATGGGTGTACTCCGCGGGCGAGTTCGTTGCGCCAACGATCGCTGCGCCTGTGCCGAGATCGGTCACGATGCGGCAAGCGCGCCTCGCGCTGCTCAATGCGGGCCTGCTGTCGTCCGTCGACGCGGCGATAGACGCGATGTCGGAGCCCACCCGGAGCGCGGCACGTATCGAGTGGGAATACAGCAACGAACTCCAGCGCGAGAACGCGCTTGTCCTCGCGCTCGCTCCTGCGCTCGGACTGACATCGGAACAGGTCGACGTGCTGTTCATCTCGGCGCGTGCTCTATGAGCGCGTCTGGTCTGTACCGCTACCGCGCGCACGTCGATCGATGGGTCGATGCGGACACGGTCGACCTGCTGGTGGACCTAGGGTTCAGCATGGGCGCCCATCTGCGGTTTCGACTCGCGCGCGTGAACGCGCCGGAGCGCGGCACGGACGGGCACCCCGCCGCGCTCGCGGTTGTCGAGCGCCTGGCGCCGGCCGGCGCACAGGTCTTTGTCGAGTCGCGCCGCGGCGACCGGTACGGCCGCTGGATCGGCGAGATCACGACCGCGGCCGGGATCAACGCGAGCGACGCGCTGCTCGCCGCCGGCGTGCCGGCGTACGTGGAGCGCTGACGTGGGCACCGGACGGTCCTGGCTGCACGAGGTGCTCGTCGCGTTCGACCAGTTCGTGAATGCGCTGCTCGCCGGCTGGTCCGACGAGTCGATCAGCGCCCGCAGCTACCGGCTCGGCGCGCGAGACGACGCCGCCGGTCGCCGCGGCCGCTGGTGGTGGATGTGGCGCGTCGTGGACGTGCTGTTCTGGCCGCAGGACTTCATCTTGCGGGTCAGGACGGGCCAGTGGCCGCTCTACGGGCACTGCCAGCGAGCCTACCAGTCGGAACAGGCGCGGCTCGGAATGCCGCCGGAGTACCGGAACACGAACTGAACAAGGACCGGGCGATGACTGACGATCAGTTTCTGGTGGAGCATCACGAACGCATCTCGCGATTGGAAAACCGGGTGGACAACATCGACCAGACGCTTTCCGACGTGCGCTCCGACGTGCGGGTGCTCCACGCCGACCTGCAGGCGAACACCGCGACGACGCAGCGCGTCGCGACCGACACCGCCGACCTTGTGACGATCACGCGATCGGTGTACGGGTTGGCGCGCTTCATCCTGTGGCTCGGCGCTGCGGCGGGTGCGGTCGCTGCGGTCTGGCATGTCTTCAAGGGGACATGATGAGCATATACGACGACCATCCGCACGAGATCATCGTGGCCATCCTCGACACAACGAATCGCGTGGTGGGTTGCCCGGAGTCGCAGGTGCCGCGATTCCGCGACTCGCAGGGCCACGCGATCAAGTCGGCGCCGTGGACGCAACTTCGTCCATACGACATGGTCAAGCAGACCGCCGAGGAGGTGCTCGCGTTGCGTCGCACGCGCGAGGCTGCGGCTGCGGTGGAGGAGCGTCGGCGTCTGCGGGACGCGGCGATCCAGTCATGGTGGGACGAGGTGCGCACGATCCCAGGCGGTGAAGATCCGATGTGGCAGTACGGGACCGACACGGATGACCCCGTCAAGGCCCTCGATGACAAACGCTACGCTGTGCGCGACGCGCGTGCCGGCTCTCCTCCGTGGTTTCCGCGGATGCGGCTGCGGGCGCGGTACGGGACGGCGAGCCTGCGAGAGTTCGCGCAGCGCCACGGGGTGCCGTACCCAGAAACATGAAGCTCGTCGACCTCATTCCGCACGCCGCGAACGACAACGTCCGCGCGTTCCTGCGTGTTCTGAGGGAGGGCGAGAGCTCGCAGACCGGCGACGCGTACCGCATGCGCTTCGGTGGCGAGCTCGTCGACCCCGGGCTGATCTGGCACCCTGGCGGGACGGTCAAGCGTCTGGTGAACGGCAGGGCCATCGAGTCGTCGGCCTGCGGGGCGTACCAGTTCCTCGCGCGCACCTGGGAGTCGGTCGCCCACGAGATCGGCCTGGCGAACTTCGGGCCCGCGAGCCAGGACCTGGCCGCGATCTACCTGATCGCGCGCCGCGGCGCGCTGGACGACGTCCTGGCCGGGCGGCTGGACGACGCGATCCGGCGGTGCGCCAGCGAGTGGGCGAGCCTGCCGGGCAGTCCGTACGGGCAGCCGACACTGACGATCGAGCGCGCGCGCGCGGTCTATGAGCGCTGGGGCGGCCGCTACGGCCTCGCGACGAGCGCCCCGGCACCAACAGTCGTCCCGCCGGTCGACGCCCCGCCCACGGCCCCTACGCAGGCCGATGCCCCAATCCCGACGCCGTCCGAGTCAGGCGTCGACCTCGCACCCCGCAGGAGCACATCCGTGGCACCTCTCATCGCTGCAGCGATCTCGACCATCATCCAGGCCGCGCCGACCCTGATCCGCGCGTTCGGCAACGGCGAGCAGGCGCAGAAAAACGCGAAGGTCGCCGACGTCATCGCGGACATCGCCACGAAGGCCACCGGCACTGCCGACGTCGTCGCAGCCGCGCAGAAGGTCGTCGCGGACCCCGCGGCCGCGCAGGCCATCGAGGCGGCCGCGCAGGAACGGTTCTACGAGCTCACCGAGGTCGGCGGGGGCATCCAGGCCGCCCGCGGCTTCGTCGTGGCGCTGCTCGGCTCCGGCCCGGAGTGGCAGCGCGTGGCGAGCGCGGTGGTCGTCGGCGCGCTCTCGCTCACGATCGTCGTCGGTGGCGGCGCGATGATGTGGTCGCTGCTGCACGACCCGTCGGTGTCGGGAGAGCAGCGCGCGATGCTGATCGGCGCGGCGATCGCGCTGATCAACGCCCCGGTGGCGTGGTGGTTCGGGTCGTCGGCGAGCTCGAGGCGCAAGGACGACGCGCTGGCGGCGAAGTGATGCGCACCGCGGCGCTGCTCGTCCTTGCGGTGCTCACCGGATGCGCCGCGCCGGCGCCGCCGGCCGCGATCCCGGGCGACCTGCAACTGACGTGCTTCCGGGGCCAGTGGGTCGCGGTCAGCGAGGCCGCCGGCGAGGCGATGGTGTTCGCGACCAGGTGCGGCCGGGACGTATGACGTGCCCATCCGCCTCGAGCCCGTGGTGTCGTTCGCCTACCTGTACCCGCCGGGCGTGCAGATCGTCGAGCACGTCACGCCGTACGAAGCGATCGCCACGATCCTCTGGGATTCGCCGCGCCGCGCCACCGTGCGCGGACTGCACGGGCGCATGACGCGCGCGCACCGCGACGAGATCGAGAACGCACTGCGCGAGGCCGGCGTCGAGGTCGTCGGCGTCGAGCGGCACGGGCGGGACCTGGAGTGGCCGGTGCGCGGCCATGTCGAGGCCGGCGGTACCGGAGGTGACTCTGGGCCGCGCGATTGACCCGCAGTCGCTCACGCAGCGCGTGCTCGCCGAGCTGCAGGACGAGCAGTGGAAAGACACCCACGAGCTCGCCCG